GCGCATCGAGTCGCATGACCAGGATGTGGTTCTGATTGCGGATCTCCATGACGGCATTCTGGAGCGCCACGTAGTTGCCGGAGTTGCTGTCCACCATCCGGATGACCTTCTGGAAGTCGGCTCCGGCGTCGCAGTAGAAGTCATACGCAGAGGCTGTCATCACCACACCATCTGTTGAACGAAGAAGTCCTGCTGCTGGATGTCGTTGACCACCTCTTCGGCCTTGATCTGCTCGCCCAGAGCACTGACGGTCAGGTACTGACCATGCACGAAGCCCTGCTTCTCGTATTTGGTCACCCGGTAGACGATGTTGTCGTAGCTGAAGCGGTCCCGGAAGTGTGCCGCCGTCTGGAGGGGGCTGGTGCGGAACCGGTTGTTGGCCTCTGTCACCTGGAAGACGACGCTGGCGGTGGAGAGGACGTAGAAACCCTCCTCAGAGTCAATCGGGTCATCCTGACGAAAGTCAATGAACAAGGCTGGTAGTACCACAGGCGGGTACCAGGCTCGGCTCGGCCCCTCGTCGTAGACCCGGTGCTTGGTGGAGGCCATGGCGTCGTACTCGGACCACAGCACGTTCTCACCCCAGTAGCGGGCGTAGTTCCGCATGACCTCATTCATGCGGAGCATCTGGTTCTTCTGTTCCCAGCCTGGGGTGTAGAGGGGCATCAGAATAGGCTCCCTTGTCCCTTGGCTTTGGTGGGCCTACCCTTTCGCATCTTGGCAGCAACAGCTTGTTGCTTGCGGGTTTTCTCCTGCTGGTAGGGGTGGAGGTCTTCCGGCAGATCCCACTTCGGCTGGGTCTCGGAGGTGCGCTCGCCTGCGAGATTGACCAGTCGACGGCTTTCGGAGTCGTACCGGATGTGGGGCCGAAGCTCGGGTCGGACCTTGCTGGCGAAGTGCTCGCCTTCTTCGGTGCGGATCATCGAGTGGATGGGCACGGTGGACTGGCCGAAGTTGAAGTAGTGGGCTGAGTGGAACAGCGCCCCGCCCAGGCCCCTCGCTCTGGCCTGACGCTTACCGGCTTGGTTCGAGACGTAGCCCACCTCGCCAGGCTCGTACCCTGTACCGGGTTTGCTCGACCCCCACATGAGGTACGCCGCTGTCTTTCCTTGTCGAGCGGTGTCCTTGGCGGCGAGGAGGTGCTCGTTTTTCCCGGCACTGGAGAAGTGGAGCATGAAGCCCTGAGACAGCGGCCCCGCCCAGGGGTGAGCCAGGTGCTCCATCCCAGGTAGTGCCTGCTGATGGGGATCCACGTCATGGAACTGAGTGGGGTTGAGCGCTACCACCAGCCGACCCAGCCGGTATTCAGAGTTGTGTACTGCCAGTAGTACCCGCTGCCCGTCTTGGGATCCACGTCTCGTGTGGGATCAATATTCAGGCTCGGTTGGATGGCTACGTACCGATGATTTTCAAAGTCGATGAGATCCTGGGCTTGGTAGTTGTGCTCGGGATCCCAGGTGCCCTGGTAGGTGTACATCTTCTCGGTCACATCCACGGGTGGCATCTCCCGCTGGGGCCAGGTCAGATCGTCGTACTCCTTGGAGCGGAAGATGGGCACCAGCCTCTTCGTCGTCCTGGACACCCGGCGCAGCCGGGACTGGGTGATGCGGTACAGGCCCACGCCCAGGGCGCTCGACAGCGCCAGGTACTGCTGCTGAAGCTGGCCGATCATGGCCGTGACCTGATTGAAGGTCTGGCTCAGGGGGATGGTGACGCCATCGGGTGTGTGGACATCGTGCTGCTGGGCCAGACCCACGGCGATGTCCCACAGCGCCATAACCGTGACCAGGATGGAGATGGGGTACTCCTCGACCTCGCTGATCATCATGGGAGCCGGGGTGCCGTAGGAGACGGGCTGGCCGGTAGTACCCAGGGGAGGAGGCCCTGCGGCGGGCGGGAAGCCTTGGTCCACATGACCGGCTGGCTCCATGCCGTAGATGTGCTGGATGTAGGCCGTGCGGACGTAGAGGTCAAGCTCGGCAGGCAGGAAGTCTCGGTAGTAGGTGCCCTGGGCCACCATGAGCAGCCCCCCAGGCGGGGCCGTGGTGAACACCAGGACGCCACCGTGGGGATCCAGGACGTAGTCCTCGCCCAGTACCTGGGCGGTAGTACCCCCCTGGGTAGTATCGGTGATCACCACCTGGAGGTTGGCTGCCGACACGTTCTCCACTGGTAGCTCGAACCGCCAGGCTGCGCCGGAGCACGTCTGACGGCAGAGAAAGGGTCGGGGCAGATCCCGTAGCCGGAGTCTCGCTAGCTGAGCAATGCGCTGGGTCGAGGAGGGATCTACCGGAGGATACGGCAGCCCCTGATCGGTATCGGGGTACTGCCCCGGCTGACCTGCGGTGATGTCGTAGGGGTTGGGCAGTCCGGAGACCACCGTCTTCCCTGGTGTGGTGGTGGTGGCGAGCACCCCCATCCCGCTCTGGCCTGACTGGCCTACCGATCCTGACTGAGTTGCCACGAACCAAGGCTATGTCCGGGTGGTCAGGGGGGGCGTGGCATCCGGACCTACGATTGTGCTATCCGACCAGCCAACGTCGGTGTGCAGGGTTGCTCACAAAATGCCTAGCCATTCGGGGAACAATGCCTTCCTCTTTATTCAACTGTGTCAAGCCCCAGGGTGTGACCTCCATAGGGAGAGAGGCTGCCGCCTTCAAGAAGATGCAGAAGGCCGTCGTCCCTGCTGCCTGCACAGCCGGTGAGTTGCTCAAGGACAGGATGACCAAGCTCATCCGGGGTGAGTCGAGCCTCTCGGCCTTTCGCAGCCTGGCTGACCACGTCGAGATCTTCAAGGACGAGGGCAACCTCGTGGTGGGGATCGGCCCCACCCAGGTGGGGGAGTCACCTAATGCTGCGCTGTGGGATCAGTACGTCTCGGTGGCACAGCAGATGGACCAGCGCTACCAAGTGGCTGACGTAGCTCGTGACCTGGCGAAGCAATCCGGTGAGATCGAGGCCAAGTTCCTCGCTGAACTGGCAGCGGCGGGATCCGTATGACTGTCGTCAACCCGCCCTACGACACCAACGTCAACCCTCCCTTCCTGGGCCTCTACACCGAAGAGGACATGGGCCTGAAGACCCTCCTCCAGGGCGTCACCGTCACTGACCTGAACGCCGCCCCTGGCACTCCTCGCCCGGTGCCGGTGTGGTTCCATAATCCGGAGCGGGAAGAGCGCCGGATCACCTACCCGAACATCACCATCAACTTCCTGGGCGAGCGGGTGGCCCATGAGCGTGAGCATCGTGGCCGGGTCCAGGTCTACTACCGGTACCTCCAGAACATCCCCCTGGCTGACAACCTGGACTATCCGGCGATGATGGAGTACCCCATCCCACTGGACTTCGACTACACCGTCACGGCCAGCGCCCGGATCAACCAGCACATCAGCCAGATGTCATACGCCCTGGTGATGAACAAGCTCCATCCCCGCTTCGCCCAGATGGAGTGCCCAGGTGGCACGGTGCGCCGGATCACCGTCATGGGGGTGTCCCGCACCAACAGCATGGAGGTAGACAAGCGGCTCTTCCGCCAGGTCTACCAGCTTCGGGTCTCCACTGAGGTGGAGGATCCCGTCTCTCTGTTGACCACCAGGGTGCGCCACATCGCCTTGACCATCATGGAGATGTACAGCGACCAAGTGCTGTGGGGACCGGGCACAGTCAACGCCATTCATAACACCTCTCAGCTTCCTGACAGCATCCCCGGCCAATCCCAAGTGACTCCAAGGGAGTAAAAAATGCCCACCCTTACCCGTCCCGGCGTCTATGTGGACACGTCGTCGTTCCCCACCTACATCAGTGCCACGCCGGGTGTGGCGGCGGCATGTTTCTGTGGGCCGACGACTCGTGGTCCCTGCACCATGGGTACCACCAAGTACGGGGTGACGCCCACGATCGTCAACTCCTGGCGGGACTTCGTCGCCAACTTCGGTGGCTTTGAAACCGCCTATCCCCCTGCCCCGCTCAAGCTGGCCGTCTTCTGCTACTTCTCGGCTGGTGGCACGAGCGCCGTGATCATCCGGGCCGTTCGGCAAGACGCTTCAGGCCCGGTAGTCGCCAGTCTTTCCGTCAATGATCAGGCCACCAGCCCGGTGGGCGGTGTTCCCACCCTCAAGATTTCCGCCGCCAACCCAGGGCTGTGGGGCAACAGCCTCTACATCGACATCCTGCCTGGCACCATCAAGGACAATCTCCAGAACATCCTGAGCTTCACCATCGTGGTCAAGTACCAGGGCAATGGTCCACAGAACATCGTGGAGCGGTGGCAGGACGTGTCTATGGTGCAGGGGTCCACTGTCATAGGCCAGAACAACTACGCCCCCACCGTCATCAACAGCACCTTCTCTGGTTCCAGGTACATCACCGTCCAGGATCTCAGTTCGGCCACGGCTGCTCCGGCGAACAACCCTCGTGCCACGGCCTCCTCTCAGCAGTTGACGGCGGGCAGTGATGGTCAGCCCATTACCTCCAGCGACATCCAGGCTGCTCTCACCGCAGGGCTGGACCAGTACCCAGACCAGCCCTTCATCATCAACATGCCAGGCATGACCACGGCGGCTGACCTGTCCAACGTGATCGCCTATGCCCAGTCCCGTGGCAACGGGTTCGTGGTGGTGGACTGCCCGCCTGGTCTGAATCCGGCCAGCATGGTGTCCTGGGTGCAGGGCGCTTCGGGTCTCCCGGCCAGCGCTCAGGCTGCTGTGTACTACCCCCAGATTCAGATCTCTGACCCGTACTCGCCTCAGCCGGGGGTCACCCGTATGGTGCCACCTGGGGGGTTTGTCGCCGGGTTGTACGTGTCCACCGACGCCAGTAGAGGAGTCGCCAAGGCCCCGGCTGGTCTCGGAGCCACGCTGCTCGGGGCCTATGGGCTGGAGACGATCATCACCAACACCGACCAGGGCACCCTGACCCAGGCCAATGTCAACTGCATCATCGCTGTGCCTGGTTCCGGCATCGTCGTCTGGGGAGCACGCACGCTTTCGCCGTACCTCATCACCCGGTATGTCTCGGTGGAGCGGTCACTGATCTACCTGTCCACCCAGATGGTGGCGTTGACGAAGTTCGCCGTGTTCGAGCCGAACGACTACATCATGTGGAATCAAATCACGTCGGTTCTCAGTCAGTTTTTGTCGATGTTCTGGCAGAGCGGCGGTCTCCAGGGATCGAGTGCATCGCAGGCGTTCTACGTGCTCTGTGACAACAGCAACAACCCCCAGTCCTCTATCCAGCAGGGCATCGTCAACGTCGAAGTCGGTGTGGCCTTGCAGTTCCCCGCTGAGTTCGTCGTCATCCATATCGGCCAGTGGGCTGGCGGTCAGAGCCTCACTGTCACCACTACGTAAGGAGTACAAGTGGCTAGCAATAGAGGACTCAACTCTGACCCTCTGCGGAACTTTCGCTACCGGGTCGCTATCAACCACCCCAGTGACCCGCTGAAGAACCTGGCTCGCATGGGCTTCATGGCCGTGTCTGGGCTGTCGGTCAACAACGAGGTCATCCCCTACCGGGAAGGTGGCAACAACACCACAACTCGGAAAATGCCCGGTCAATCGGACTTTGGTCCTCTGACAATGACCCGTGGCTTCATGGCTGCTCCCATCGAGAATGGCGTCACCAGTAACATCGGCACGAACGAGATCTATACGTGGTTCACCCAGATCTTCAGCGTCGCCATCGGGGCTGGCTTCGGGAGTGCGACCACCGACTTCCGGGTCGGTGTCACCATCGACATCCTGGAGCACCCGATCACCCATGGGTCCATGGCTGCCGGTGTGGACCAGACCCCGCCCATCAAGGCACGCTTCGCCGTCTACAACGCCTGGCCCATGGGCTACAGCTTCAGTGACCTGGAGGCCGGTGGCAACGCCGTCTTCATCGAGAACCTGACCCTGGCCCACGAGGGCTGGGCCGTCATCACCGCCAACCAGGATCCCGGTTCGTTCGTCGGTCCCAGCCAGATGCCATGAGTGACACTCCCGATGTTGAGGTAATCGAGGCCATCAAGGCTCCTGAACTCGCTACCGATCTGGCTGCCAGGCTCACCCGGCCGTCCATCCCGATGATGGGGTCGCTCCCAGCAGACACGGTGACGCTGCCAGGGGGCTATCTGGATGATGATGGGACTCTGCATACCGATGCCCGCATCCGGGAGATCAACGGCTCGGATGAAGAGGCCATGGCTCGGGAGCTACGCAACCCCACGGTGAACATCCCCAAGGTGGTGGATCTCCTCCTCAAGCGTTGCGTGCTCTCAGTCGGCACGTACGATCCGGTGAAGCCAGCCACCCTGGCCGATCTGCTCTCGGGTGACCGGGCCTACCTCATGCTGAAGATCCGCATCCTCACCTTCGGCAACGACTGGGAGGTGCCTGACTTCCCCTGTCGGTTCTGTGGTCAGACCTTCGGCACCATCATCGACCTGGACACCATCGAGGTCAAGAAGCTGGAGAACCCGCTGGTTCAGGATGTGGAGGTGCCGTTGCGGAATGGTCACCTGGCCCTGGTGCATCTGCTGAGCGGTGCTGTGCAGCTAGAGATGGTGGGTGACGGCAACCGTACGGGTCCAGAAGAGATCACCATCGCAATCAACCGCAGCCTTCGTTCCATCGATGGTCAGCCGGTGGTCGGTGCTATGGCTCAGAAGCTGAGCATGGCTGACCGTCGCTCGATCAGCAAGGCCATGGCTGATGGACAACCCGGTCCCGTCATGGAGGAGGTGGAGGTGGAATGTCTGGAATGCGGTCGAGAGGGGGACTACACCGTATCCCTGGTGGATCTTTTTCGTTAACGACCTCACCACTTTCGACCTCCTCTATCTCCAGTACCAACGGATCGCAGAGCGATTCCCTGGTTGGACCCTGTCTGAAATCAAGTCCATGTCTTTTCCAGAACGTCGTCACTGGATAGATGTTGTGATGCACCATGGCTAACGGCTACGGCGTAGGTCTCTTCGACAAAACAGGGCCGACTGAGTTTGCCGGTGCTATCGACAAGATCGTCAAGAGCCTGACCGGTGTCCAGACGGGGTTCACCACCCTGGGCACAACTTCAGCCGCAGCCCTCGCCAAGATCGCCGCCGCCGTCACTGACCTGACCGGCAAGCTGAGCAACCTCCAGTCACAGATGCAGCAGGCCACTCAGGCGGCTCCTGGTGGCGGTGGTAGAGGGATGGGGCCTGGCGCTGGACCTACTGCTGCACCCTCAGTCAATGGGGGGAGTGGGAAGACCGGGGCGACTGACGGCCTGTGGGTAGCACCCAAGTACGGGTCGGATGGTGGTCTGGGTAAGGCTGCTTCACTGATGAAGGAGGCTACGGCCTCCAATGCGGCTCCCCCGTCCATGATCAAGCAGCCCGTGCCTCAGGGCAGTTCTCTCGATGCGGCTTGGAAAGCCACCGAGAAGATGGTCAAGCCCCCTGGGGGTGGTCCTCCTGGTGGCGGTCCTCCTGGTGGTGGAGGAGGAGGAGGAGGAGGTGGCGGCGGCGGATTCTGGTCCACCATGGCACCAGCTTTGGCTGGTGCCGGTGCCAAGTTCGTCCAAGGCCCCGGTGCCAGCATGATCTCGACAGCGGTGCAGGGGGCCACCATCGGGCAGATGCTCAGTCCTGCCTTCGGGGTGAGCGCCAAGAGCATGTACGTCATCCCTGGCGGCACGCTGGCCCAGAACGCTGGAGACTACGCCAAAGCCAACTACTACTCCACCATGAACATGGGCGTGGCTCCTGGTACCCAGAACTGGAGCACGGTCCAGCGTGGTGCTCAGCAGTTGATGACCCTGGTGCCTGGCATGAGTCGCCAGGGTGCCATGTCCGCTCAGAACCAGATGCAGCAGCCAGGTGTGCTCAACCGGGCCTTGGCCGTGGGCCTGAATCTGCGCCCAGGTGGGCAGATGCAGACGCCGGAGCAGCAATACGCCCAGATCTTCAATCGGTTGACCATGGGCGGCAACGTCAACGCCAAGACCTTTGAGGCCATGATGGCTCCGGGTGCTCCTGGTTCGGTGAACCTGCAAGCAATCGGTATCGATCCGGGTAGCGACGCCTACTACGGCTTCATGCAGTACTCCCTCACCCGGTTGGGTCAGGCCAAGCAGGGCAAGAGCATGCCCGATGTCGGTACCCGCCAGGGTGCCACCCAGGCTGGCCTCAACACCCCGTACTACTCCCAGCTACAGGCTCAGTCAGCCAAGTCACAGTTGGAGTCCAGGGCAGAGCCTGGCATCGCTGAAGCGGCCAAGAACCTGAACAATGCAGCCGGTGCTCTGCTGCGCTTGGTCGGTCCACTGGGCAGCATTCTCGGTGGCGGCATCGGTGGTATCAGCAAGCTGCTCAACCCTGGCAGCATGATAAAGGCACTGACGGGTGGCATGTTCCAGGCGGGCGGGACGGTTTCTGGCCCCCTCAACGAGGCCACGCTTGCCGTCGTTCATGGTGGAGAGCGGATCCTCACCCCAGGAATGGATGCGGGGGGTCAGTCATCATCTCTGAGTGGTAGCTGTGGCTGTGGTGGTAGTGGTCGAGGTGGCTTTCCTAGTTTCGGTGGCATAGGTCGCACTATCAGTGGCATAGGCCGTAGTATCGGTGGGTTCTTCGGGCATGTGGGTGGAGACTTCGGTCAGTGGGGTAGGGATGTCGGCCAATGGGCTGGGGATGTAGGGCAGTGGGGTAAGGATGCCGTCGGTCTCCCCGGTAAGGCGTTCGGGGATGTGGAAGGAGTCGTCAAGGGGGTAGGCCATGCCGTGGCCGGTGCCGGTGAGCACGCCAAGCATGACATCACCAACTGGCTCAAGGACATCCCCATCATCGGTGCTCTCTTCGGTGGCAGTATCTTCGGTGCTGCTAAGGGCACGGTGGAGCACGCCAAGCATGACATCACCAACTGGTTGAAAGATATCCCGGTCATCGGTGCCCTGTTCGGTGGCAGTGTTTTCGGTGCCGCTAAGGGACTGGTCCATGGCGCTGCCCACAAGGCCAGTGGCTTGGTCCATGATGTCGGTCATTGGGGTAGCAGCCTGTTTCATGGAGCGGAGCATGTAGGTAGCTCGATCCTGCATGGAATAGGGGGCCTGTTCGGCGGTCATCACAAGAAGGCTGGCGAGGATACCGCCATTGACTTTCTCACCAAGAAGTTGAGCGACATCAAGGACACGGCTCTCTACGACCTGCTCAGTCCGGTACCCAAAGGCTCAATCCTGGAGGCCCTAGTCACGGGTGGAGGTGGCAAGCCAGCAGCGACCCCCATCTCCCAGCAACGGCAGCCTGCTCCCAAGCAAACCGCTCAGCCTCCCGCCCATCACAAGAAGGGAGGGATCGCTGGGCTGCTCGGTGATGTCGGGAATGTCTTCTCTGGTATTGGGCAGTCTGCCATCCAGTTTCTCACTGG